TTATCATATACAGCTGAATATTATTATACCCCTGATTATAGAAATGGTGAATTATTTAGATACATAAGATCAGCAGTAGAATCATCAGGTAGTGCATCAACACAACCCCCTAATATAACAACAATTAACATAATATAAAATGGCAACTTATTACGTTTCAGCTCAAAATGGTAGTGATAGTAATGATGGTACTTCTGTAGGTGCTGCTAAAGCATCTTTTTCAGCAGGTATAGCACTATTATCAAGCGCGGGGGATAAATTATATATTGGACCTGGTTATTATCCCGAAACTTCTACAGTTTATATGGTTGGCGATGGTAACCTAACTAACCCTATACAAATTATTGGAGACCCTGAAGCCCAATTTTTAACAAGCGATAATCCTGGAGAAATAGTAGTAGCAGGTAGAACATCTGATGGAGGGGATACAAATACGGTTTTAATGAATTTTAGTTCTGATGACCATTTCTATATTAAACATATAACACTTTTATCAGGTAATAAAGGTACTTCTGCAAAAGCTGTAAATTGTTCTAATAGTGATGGGGTATATTTTGAAAACTGTCTTTTTCAAGGAGGTTACTACACATTTCTTGGGGACCAAACCGAAGATGTTACTTTGTATAATTGTGTTGGTATAGCAGGCAGAACAGCTATTTTCCAATATTGTAATCTTATTAATTGCGTAGCAATGGGGGGTTTTTATCCTATTTATAGATGTTATTCATATGGTTGTATGACTATTGGCGGTTTCTATGCTAATAATGATTGTTATTCAGACGGATATGGATCTACAACAAGTGATTATGGGGCCCAATACAATCATTTAGCAATTAGTGGATATTATAATTATAGAAACCCAGCGGGAAATAACTTAATTTCTTATGGCTCTGCAGGAGAAGGATTTTTTTATGGAAATCACTATGTAATAGGGGCATATTCTTTATATGATTATAAAGCACATAACGATGCCCATACTCAAAATGCTGGAGTATTCCCCTTGGTAAATAGTGGATCAGATAGATCAACTGCATACTATCAAACCAGTAATGCTACATATGTTAATGATAGCCCTGATAGTGCTGATTTTGTAGTAACAGAAACTAAAGGGGCTACTTATATAGGCTACACTGGTATGGCTAGAGATTTAGCTCATATATTTAGACTAAGAGTTCCTGAACAATCTAGTTTTGATTTATTACCAACGGGAAGCACCGGGGAAAACTTTTTCTCTACTAAAATTACTGGATCAGATTTTTTAGCAGTTAGATTAGAAGCTCTACAAGCATTTGTTTCTGGTGCTGGATTAAGATATGCCTCAAACGCTTTAAAAGATACTTATACCCCACCAGCTGAAAGAGACCTTATAGGTACCCCCCTACAAGGACTATCTACTCAATCAGGTTATCTTGATTATGAAAGAACTAAAGGTGGTTACCCTGGTCCTTACTTTAATGGTAGACATAATTTAGAATTTGGATCAAGTTTTATTTCTAGTAGTGATCACGCAATTAAATTAACTGATTATGGTTCTTATAACATAGGATCCTATGCACATAATAGCATTACAGCTTCTGTTGGGGTAAAATATAACGCAGGTACCCCTCCTGAAATTAGAATAATCAACCAAAATACAGGCCATCCTTTAGCTTCACAAGCAGCTTCAGGTACAGGTGATCAAACAGGTGCTTATCAACATTTATCTGTTCAAACAACCGCTTCTGGTCATGTAGATATAGTATTACACAGCCCACATCCACCACAAAGTGCTCCAACTGATGAAGTACATCAAGGATCTGGAGCAATTGTTTACTTTGCAGACCTTAAAATTAATGAAGGATAATGAAATTAGTACAAGGTAGAGTACCATTTATTCAAACCCCTGACCAATCTAAACTTGTTCAGGGTAGAGTACCTTTTATTCGTACACCCCAACCCCTAAAACGAGAGGAAGCGGCCGAAGCCCCGGCAGCTGATGGTCCTACTAATTTAGCTTCTTTTAGTGGAGTAGCTAAAGCTAGTATTACATCAATAAATGGTGTTACTCTTGCAAGTATTTCATCAATAAATGGGGTTTCTTAATTTTAACATATATGTATATTCAAACATAAAAAATTAAAAAGTTATGGCAATTAAAGAATCAAAAACATTAGAAGCTCAAGAGTTAAACGCTCTTAAAGAACTAAGAACTAAAACTAATAGTCTTATTTTTCAAAGAGGACAATTAGGGTTATCTGAAGATAGATTAGAGCTTCAAAAAGTTGCTCTTCAAGAAGAATTACAAAAACTAACTGAAGAAGAAACTAGGCTATCACAAGAATTATTCGATAAATACGGTAAAGGTCAAGTAGATTTAGATCAAGGCACTATCACACCCGTAGAATAATTCTGTGGGGTTCGCATTTTCTTTAGATATTTATTACCGGCTTTAATTCTGCCAGTGTTTTTGACAGAAGGGCTCATATTTATGTACAACAACAAATCTAAAGATAATGGCTGAACAAATAGTATCACCAGGAGTATTTCAGAGAGAAACTGACCAATCATTTATAACTCCTGCCCCTGTAGAAGTAGGAGCAGCAATAGTGGGCCCTACTGTTAGGGGTCCAGTTAATAGACCTACAGTAGTAACTTCTTTTTCTGATTTTAAGAATAAATTCGGAACTACTTTCGTATCTGCGTCTGAAAACTTAGAATTTTTTACTTCTATAGCGGTACAAAAATTCTTTGCTAATGGAGGTAATAGTATGCTTGTTACTAGAGTAGGTTCTGGTAGTTTTGAACCTGCAACAAGTACTGATATTACATCAAACCAAGGAAGTACCTCAGGAAAAGCTAGTGGATCACTACAGTTTACTTCAACTTTCTTTACTGATGAAGGCGATGAAGTACAAATAACAGTAGATGGTACTGAATTTAGATTTATAGCAGTTGATCCTAATGATGTTCCCGCAGATTCTTCACCTGTATTCTTTGTAGCAACTGGTTCAAATGCCTCTACTACTGTTGCTAATTTTGTTACTAAAATAGGCACCTCGAATACCTTAGGTGTAGGAGTTGAAGTTAATAACGCAGGTGGTGGTGCTTTAGGAATATCTGCAAGTTTAGCAGGAACTAGCGGTAATACAATTACAGTTGAAACAGGTTCAGGTGGTACTATTACTGGTCCTGATGTAGTAACATTAGCTGGTGGATTTGATGGTTCAGGTACTAAAGCATTTACTTTAGAAACTTTAGGTAAAGGTGTAGTACTTAATAACGCTACTGATGCACAATTAATCACACAATTTAGTGATGGTGGTATAAAAACAGGAACCAAAGACAATTTAAGGTACGAAATTTCTGGTATAAACTCCACAGCAGGTACATTTAACTTATCTGTAAGAAGAGGTGATGACAATACTCAAAATAAAATTATATTAGAAACATTTATTGGATGTAGTTTAGATCCAAAAGCTGATAATTATATTTCTAAAATAATAGGTGATCAAACAACAGAAGAAATAACACAAGAAGGTCAAACATTTATAAAAATAATAGGTGACTATCCTAATAGATCTAAATTTATTAGAGTAAAAAGTGTAGATACACCTACACCTGATTATCTTCAAAATGATGGCTCTATAGGAACAAATTCAAGTGGAAACTCATTCTCAGCAAACCTTCCAACCGCCCAAAGTGGAGCCTTCTTTGGAGCTACTGGTACTAATATACCAACACATGCTGGCGGATTAAAAGCTTTTGAAAATATAAACAGTGGTAATACTCAAGGCCTTATAAGTACCGACTACACAACAGCCTTGAATGTTTTAAAAAATAAAGATGAATATAGGTTTGCAACCATAACTACCCCAGGTGCTTATAATGCTGATTTTGCAACTGTAGTAGCAGATACTATTGCCCTTTGTGAAGAAAGGGGAGATTGCTTCTATATAGCAGATATGGTTCCCTACGCTTCAAATGTAACTACCGTAAATAGCGAAGCAAATAAATTAAATACTAATTTTGCAGGTACTTATTGGCCATGGGTTAAAGTCCCATCTACAGAATTAAGTAGAAATGTTTGGGCACCCGCTTCTACGGTAATGCAAGGTGTATATGCCTTTAATGATAGAATAGCAGCTCCTTTCTTTGCACCTGCTGGTTTAAATAGAGGTGGTTTACCTATTGTAAGATCTGAATTTAAAGTACCACAAGCTTTAAGAGATAAGCTTTATGATAATAAAGTTAATCCTATAGCTACTTTCCCAAGAGTAGGACCTGTAGCATTTGGTCAGAAAACCTTGCAAAAGAAAGCAAGTGCTTTAGATCGCATTAATGTTAGAAGATTATTAATTACCCTTAAAAACTTTATAGGTGATACTTCTAAAAACTTAGTATTTGAACAAAATACAGTACAAACTAGAAATAGATTCTTAAATGCAGTTAATCCGTTCTTAGAATCAATCCAACAAAGACAAGGTTTATTTGCCTTCCGAGTTGTAATGGACGAAACTAATAATACTGCTGAAGCAATAGATAGAAACCAATTGGTGGGACAAATATTTATCCAACCAACTAAAACAGCTGAATTTATAGTATTAGATTATACAATTCAACCCACAGGTGCTACTTTTAATGACTAAAAATTTAAGAATACTATATTTATAATAAAACAACACGACAATGGCAATATTAAGTTCAGCAGATATGTTCTATACGGCTTACGAACCTAAGCTACAAAATAGATTTATATTTTTTATAGACGGTATTCCTGCTTATTTGGTTAAATCCGCAGATAAACCAAAATACACCGCAGAAGAAGTAGTTCTTGACCACATTAACATTAAAAGAAAAGTTAAAGGTAAGTCTGACTGGTCTCCTATTTCTTGTACATTGTATGACCCTGTAACTCCTTCAGGGGGACAGGCAGTAATGGAATGGGTTCGTTTACACCATGAATCTGTAACTGGTAGAGATGGTTATTCTGACTTTTATAAAAAAGATGTTAGATTCCAAACATTAGGTCCTGTTGGCGATGTTGTTGAAGAATGGATTTGTAAAGGAGCTTATGTTACTAATGCTGAATTTGGAAGTGGTGATTGGACTTCATCCTCACCTATGGAAATTAGCTTAACAATTGCAATGGATTATGCAATCTTAAACTACTAAGATTCTTAACATAAATAAATTAAGAGGTGCGCAAGCACCTCTTTTTTTTACATATGTATATGCAAACATATAAAGTTGTAACAAATGGAAAATAAATCAATATTCCCTACTGAGGAAGTTACTTTACCTTCACAAGGATTAATTTATCCCCCTGATAATCCCTTATCTAAAGGTGTTCTTGAAATGAAATATATGACTGCTAAAGAAGAAGATATTCTTACTAATAGCAGCTATATAAATAATGGCACTGTAATAGATAAACTATTGCAGTCTTTAATAGTTACTCCAATTAATTATAATGATTTAATTGTAGGTGATAAAAATGCTATAATGATAGCAGCAAGAGTTTTAGGATATGGTAAAGAATATGAATTTACTTATAATGAAGAATCACATACTGTAGATCTTACTAAAGTTGAAGATAAACTTTTAAAAGAAGAACATATTTT